CCCAAAGGGCCCCCCGGTGCTTCGTGCACTCGCCAGTTCTGGTGCGCTACGTGAGGCGGGAATCTTCCCCCACCCCGTTTCGCGTTCTTCTGAAGGGAGAGACTGATGGACGAGGAAGTATACTCAAGGACAAGGAAAAGGTCCAATGACCTGATCCTGCCTGGGCAGATGTTCTCTGACGGGGTTCCTACGAATCCCGATATACGTCCTCGGATCACCACGGGCAAAATTACCCGTGATGTTCTTCGTGATGCAAGAGTCTACCGTATTATCAGGAAGCATGATCGCGACCTGAAACACGGAAAGCTTCTTGCCGATGTGGGTGGACCCTTCGAGTCTACCGAGTACAAGTACGACTGCGACAAGACGTTTTATCGTCCTCGCAAAGTCGTTAACGGCCAGGAATGGTACCGTTATGAGGGTGTCCAATTGCCGAAATTTGGCAATGCTACTTGGACTTCCCCCAACTTGCCTTGGAGAAATGACCTGTTGGGTGCGACTTCAGCCCTTGGGCTGGATGCGCTGGGTAGTACAGCGATTTCTCGCTGTGCTCCCACTAATCCACATTCGACCGTGCTCAATGCTTTGTTTGAGCTGTATCGTGACGGCATCCCTTCCGCCGTGAACCTTAACAGGATCGCGAACGGAAATCTTAAGGATGGCGCTGAGGAGTACTTGAACTATGAGTTCGGTATTCTTCCCACGATCTCTGACATTAAGACCATTGGCAAGGCATATGTTGACGCAGATAAGATATTGCGCCAATATTACCGTGACAGTGGCCGAGTAGTCAGACGGCGTTACGAATTTCCACCAGTCGAAGAGGTGATTAGCGATACGACGACGGAGGGTGTTACCCCCTATCCTAGTCTCGTTTATTACCTCTACCAGCAACCGTATGGCAAGCTCAGGGAGGTCGTCACTGTCAAGAGACAGCGATGGTTTTCCGGAGCTTTCACCTATTTCGCTCAACCGCCTAACAGCGCAAAAGCGATTGGTGACCAGGTACAGAAGTGGAATCATCTGTACGGGATTGACCCATCACCTAGTGTGATCTGGAATGCCCTACCGTATAGCTGGGCGGCCGATTGGGTGTCCAACATCGGAGATGTTTTGAACAATCTTTCGATGATGGGCGCCGACGGCCTTGTGATGCAGTACGGGTACATGATGGAACATATTGTCCTGACTGTTGACCGTACGCATGAGGGAACCATTTTGAATGGCGACCTCCCCGTCCACGCTCGTGAGACCTTTACGGTCGATTATAAACGGCGTAGGCGGGCTACTCCCTTCGGATTTGGTGTATCTGTTGGCAGTTTTACTGACCGACAGTGGACCATTCTTGCGGCCCTCGGCATGAGTCGAGGTCGAGGCGCGTTATGACAATCCAGTCATGGACGCGTCTAACCACGATGCCTAGTCAATCCAGACTTGGTATCTGTCTGGTCATCAGTAATCCCGCTGATGGCCTCTCACACATTGGAGCATTGCCATGTTTTCTGACCCCCAGTCCGTCACTATCAACACCGTTGCTAATTCGCTTCCGCGAGTTAGCGTCGGTGACCGTACCGCCACCTATACCAAGGATGACGAGACGGTGTCTCTTTCTGTCGCGCACACGTCCACGAAGAGTGGTCGTACGCGTCGTCAGGTGAGGCTTGACATCACGAAGGTCGCAGCTGATCCTTTTGTTGCGAACCAGTCACGACAGGTGAGCTGTTCTGCTTACCTTGTCATCGACGAGCCTACCGAATCCGTGTTTTCGAACACGGAGCTTCTTAACAATGTTAAGGGGCTTATCGGCTGGCTTACTGATGCCAATGTGACTAAGGTTATCGCCGGCGAAAGCTGACGATGGCCTTACGGGGGCTGATGATTTGCGCTTATAAGCGTCTCGCGTATTATCGCGAGTGGGGATGGTGTATCTTTCCGATTGCCACCCTCATAATCATCGCAGTGATCATGGCTATGGATTCCACACACCTCTATTAGGAGGGATGGATGAAAAGCCTGATGATGCTCTGGCGTGTTGTCGCTGATGAATTCGGCGACATGTGCAGCGTCAGCACCACGCGTGACTGTGAAACGATCACGCGTCGTGTCAGGGATGAAGGTGCGTCTTTTGTGACGATCACCCTACCCCGCTTCTGTGACGACTTCCAAAAAAGTTTGTCACGTGGCAGGGTAACTCGCGAACTGTTCCAGGGTTTTACCTGGCAGTCAGGTCTCCCCCGATTTCTCGGAGGTTTCCTCGAGCTCATCTTTGACCGCGCAAGTGGACAGTTACTCAATGAGCCCAACATCGAAGCGATCCAAGCCGTTCGGCAGCTTACGCTACTGTTCGGCAAGGTTCAAGTCGAGCCCGCCGAAAGGCGAGTTCGCGCAACGATTGAAGGGTTTGTTGAGTGTGAGCAGGAAGTCAAGATTGCAGATGCGCTACGGACTGAAGGAGAAATCCAACAGTTCCAGCGTGTATCCGCTATCCTTTGGTCTGACGTTCTCACAAGAGTCGATTACGCACTCTATAGAGAACAGGAGGGTCCCAGGGTTTCTGATCCTGAATGGCCCTACCTTAGGCCAAAGCACGGGCCTGGAGCCACAGCCGACCGAAAGTCGGGCAACCGCAAATATGATTTCGCGGAGTGGTCCCAGAGGTTGGAGCGCACGTTCCCTTACGGTGAATATGCACTTCCGAATTGGCGGTATCATACCCGCCTTGACCGTGTTGACTTTCTCGAACCTGGAGCTGAGCGACCTGTTAGGGTCATTACAGTTCCTAAGACACTGAAGGCACCTCGGATCATTGCGATCGAACCGTCCTACATGCAGTTTATGCAGCAGGGCGTGAAAGATCTCTTGGTCCAGTCCATCCGTGAGGATTACCTCATGGGTAGGATGGTTGGCTTCGATGACCAGTGGCGTAACAACCATTTGGCCATGAAGGGTTCCGAGACTGGGAACCTAGCGACACTCGATTTGAGTGAAGCTTCCGATCGTGTCTCCAATCAGCTCGTACGAGCCATGTTACATCGCTGGCCCCATTTATTTGAGGCAGTTGATGCGACTAGGTCACGGCGTGCTGATGTACCTGGTAAGGGCGTTATTCGCCTTGCCAAGTTCGCGTCTATGGGTTCGGCACTCACGTTCCCGATGGAGGCGATGGTGTTCGCCACCGTTGTTTTCATTGGGATCGAAAAGTGCCTAGCTCGTCCACTCTCCCGGAAGGACTGCCAAGTCCTACGGAAGCGGGTGCGCGTCTACGGGGATGATATTATCGTTCCCGTGGAATTTGCTCAATCCGTGATTGCGAGCCTAGAGGCCTATGGCTTCAAGGTTAACTCAAACAAGTCTTTCCTGGATGGAAAGTTCAGGGAGTCTTGCGGAAGGGAATATTACGCTGGCCACGATGTATCTGTGGTCCGCGCCCGCCACGTCGTAGTTAATGACGATGGTTGGGAGCTTCCCTCATCACGGAGGTTCGTGCAGGAGATCGAGTCGACCGTCGCGCTTCGGAACAGGTTTTACCTGTCTGGATTGTGGCGGACGGCCGCGTGGCTTGACGATTGGCTCCGTTCCCCTTTGGGGGGATGGTATCCGACCGTGCAGGTCACAAGTGTGGCTCAATGGGACGAGCCCACTCCTAGATCTCCAGTGCTGGGTCGCTGGACTGTGATGCCATTGGTTGCCTCCTCTCTGGAGCACCAGGCCAGCAGTTCGCGCTACCATTGCCTCCTAGTCAGAGGTTGGGTAGTCCACTCCACAATACCCGAATCAACGGTGAGTGGTGTTGGAGCTCTGCTAAAGGTGCTGAGTCCTCGGGGTGAACCCTTTGAGGATCCTCGACACCTTGTACGAGCTGGACGACCGGATGCCGTCCGCACAAAGCTCCGGTGGACTCCTGTCTAATCCATAGACAGGAGTGCGGCGTTTCCCAGCGCCGCGGCGGAGGTCTGTAAGTAGAGACCCCCGCTCGGTTTGTTACTTTAAAGGACCCTTCAGGGTTGGCGGCCGCCGAAAGGCGGTCTGCTTCGAAGAGC